ATTAGCACGGGGTCATCTACCGATGCGCTACTGATGCCGTCTGGTACGACTGCAGAAAGACCTTCCGCCGTTAATGGTATGTTCCGTTATAATAGTGATGACGCAGCTTTTGAAGGCTATGCGGCTGGGGCTTGGGGCGCGATTGGCGGTGGCGGTACGGAAGCTGGCGGTGCAATTGTTACGAACCTTACAACGGCTTCAGAAAGTTACACATTCCCATCAGGTACAAACGGTATGTCTGTTGGTCCAATTACAATCTCTAGCGGTGTTACAGTGACCGTTGCCAGCGGACAACGCTGGGTAGTGCTTTAAGGAGAAAGATATGAGTATCATCGCAGCAGGTACATCAAGTGGTCAGGCTCTGGTAAACACAGGGAACACAGACGGCACTTTGGTTTTGCAAACAAATGGATCAACGACAGCGGTCACACTGGGTACAGATCAGGTGGCAGCGTTCGCCGCTGGGGCAAGTTTTGCTGGGGATACAAGTATTACTGGGGATACAAGTATTACTGGTGAGCTTATCGCTACATCTTTAAATGAAACTTACGTTGCTTTATCTGGAACTACTCCATCTGTAGACTGCGAGGCTGGCAACGTATTTGCTCTTAGCACCACAGGGAATACTACGTTCACATTTAGCAATCCGCCAGCATCTGGCACTGGGTATGGATTTATCCTGAAGCTAACGGCTGGCGGAACACACACCTTGACATGGCCTGCAAGCGTAGATTGGGCGGGGGCTACAGCCCCAGATGCCCCTGCTTCAGGTGAAACAGATGTTCTTGGATTCTTGACCTACGATGGTGGGACAACTTGGTATGGATTTCTAGCCGGGGATGCAATGGGATGAGTTTTACTCAGTTCATAACTCAACTTGGTGCTGCGGGTGCGGGTGGTGAAAGCTCGTGGATGGCAAAAATAAGCTACACAAGTGTGTATCCCAGCCAAGTTTTTTACGACAGTGACAATGAGTTTGTTATTGCCATGGGTACTTCTGGTAATGACGCTATACAGATAACTCTTAACGCACAGGATGGAGAGTATAAGACAGCAAACTATCCTAGATTAAGAGTGCATGATACGGGTGAAACATTTTCACGCCCTAAAGTGTGTAGAATATCAGCAAATACTTATGGTTATAGTATGTATAACTATGATGGAAGTTACGAGAAGGGCCACATTAAAACGGGAGACATAAACTTTGCTGATGGCGACAACCAATTAGATATTTATAGGTCAGGCATTTATAAAGGTGGAGCAACGCAGTGTGTAGGTGATGGCGCTATGTATGTGGCGTTTGATTACTACAGTGGTAGTAGTAAGGTTGTTGGGGGGGGTTATAACAGCGTTTTAAGTCCGGCATCAAAATTTAACAAATACGAGTATTACACAGGAAACACTCTGTATATTCGTGACATGGCTGGAAACTCAAGCACTAGGTATTCGTGTCTTACTCACGCAACTAATGCGGGTCAAGGTGAGTATGCGTTGATGGTTTTGGCTGAGTCTGGGGGATACAAATCTTGGTCAAAGCAATTCAAAATAAGCAGTAAGTCAACGCAAGCTGGAGAGTGTAAAAGCATTGTAACAAACAACAGCGACAGAGTTATTGCAGTCGGCAATACAGAGCCAGCATCATATAGCGAAATGTTTGTTGCTAGACTTGCAACGTCAGACGGCAGCGCAAGTTTTCAAAACTCCTACTACTCAGGTAACTTTCATTATTACTCTTACTCCGTAGCCATAGAAAGTGGTGATGACTCAATTTATGTTTGTGGCTTTAAGCAAACAACTAACAACACGGGAATAATAATGAAACTTAGTGCCACTGGAGTATTTATGTGGGGCTTGCAATTAAGTTCTACACAAGGCCCAGTGGAAGTGTTGGGGATAGATGTTGATAACAACGGAAATCTTTACTTTCAAGGTTTTACTACGGAAAGTGGCAACAGAAAGTTAATTATCGGCAAAATACCGAATGATGGTAGTACGTCAGGCACATACAGTGATGTTACATTTTCAAGCATCACGATGACAAAGCGGAACTCTCCCACTACGCACGGAGATGTGACTGTTACATTTGATGACAATGCAAACGCTTTAGAGCAAGGCAGTGGTGATAGTCAGATTGATACTTTCACGGACACGTCGACAGTCTTAACTAATCTATAAGGAGACGATAAATGGTAGTAACAATTAACGGCACAACTGGCGTTACCACTCCGGGTGTATCGTCTTCGGGTGCAATCGCCACAACAGGGTCGGCAAACGTAACTTCGGCTGGCAGCATGGATGCAACCGCTGCGCTTACGGGGGCAAGTGGTACAATCAGCGGAGAGCTTATCGCTACTTCGTACAACGAAACTTATGTGGCTTTGTCTGGTACAACCCCAGCAGTAGACTGCGAAGCGGGTAACTTCTTCAGCTTATCAACAACAGGCAACACCACGTTCACATTCAGCAATCCACCTTCAAGTGGGACCGCGTTTGGCTTTACGTTGCAGCTAACAGCGGGTGGCACTCATACGATCACTTACCCTGCTTCGGTAGACTTCGCAGGTGCTACGGCTCCTGACGCTCCAGCTTCGGGGGAAACAGATATACTTGTTTTCACAACACGAGACGGCGGCACTACATGGTATGGTGCGCTGGCAATTGACGCGGCGGGATAAAGCATGGGTAATATTACCAGATATTTTCTAAACGGTGCTGCTGGTGCGGGTGGTGAGCAGCCGTGGTTAGCCTACAATCAAGGCGGCTATGAGATGGATAGCGTTGCCGTTTCTGCGGACTACGTTTATCAAACTGGATGGACAAGCGGTTCCACATTTTCTGTTGTTCAGTTTGACCATGATGGGAATGTTAACTGGCAAAGAGATGTGAATTTGGGTGCAACAAACGAAAGAACATTTGCTCAAGTTGACTCCAGTCAGAACTGTATAGTTGTATGCGCTAGTGATGCATTTATAACTTCAATAAGTCCGTCAGGTAGTATTAACTGGTCTAGGCAATTAGGTAGGTCTTTTTCCTCATCTGGTGTAGACTCTTTCAAGTGGGACGCAGCTAACAATAGGGGGTATCTTAACTACGCAGGTACTGGCAGTTTTGAGATGGTGTACTTTACTGGCTCACCACCAACAGTTCAGTTTGCAAGATATTTAGGTACTTCAGGAGCCTGTGGCGGCATAGACTATGACACAAGTGGGAATAGTTATTCAGTTGCTACTTGGAACGGCAGTCCTGATAGAGCTGTTGTCCGAAAACATGATACAAGTGGAAATCTAAGTTGGGCCAAAACTTTTGAAGCCTCTGGAGTTTCTGGAGATGTACGACCTTATAGCTGCGCTTGGTCTGATAATGGGACTCTTTTTATCGGCGTTCAGCACAATAACGACAAACCTATTTTAATGTGGAACAATGCCAGCAATGGCAACATGACATATAGGTACAGGTATGACATTCCAAGCGCTTATACTTATCCTTTATTGAGAATGGACAATGATGAAAACAGGCTTTATTGCGCATGGCCTGCTGCTGACAAAAAAGTATATTTTACAAAACACACCAATAGCGGTTCCTTGCAATGGCAAAACGTACTTTCAGGGACAACCAACTTAGCGAGTAACGAGAATGGTTTTGCTCAGTATGGAGACTTTATTTATTTCTCTGCAAAAGCCATTAACTATGGAAATAGTGTACTCTTAAAAGTTCCAAAAGATGGCAGTGGTCAAGGTACTTATGGCTCGTTTACTTACGCAACTGATAGTAGCACTTACGGAAGTAATACATCTGGCAACATAGCTTTAAATGGGACAACTTGGTCTGCAAGTAGCGCAACTAGAAGCTGGTCAAATCAAGGCGCAAGTTCTGCTTCTGCAAGTGGGACAATTACCCTGTACGAAAAATCTTAACCGACATATAAAGGAGACCTTAAATGTATGTCAAAATCACAAGCGGTTCAGTAGACACGTTCCCCTATTCAGTGGGACAATTACGGCGCGATAACCCGAACACTTCTTTTCCTCGCCAGATAGCAAGCGAGCTTCTGGAAGATTACGGTGTTTACCCTGTAACAATTGACGATCAGCCTTCTTATGATGATCGCACACAGACCGTGGCGCAGAACGCAACACCGACAGGTAGCGGTAGCACATGGACACTTGGGTGGACAACAACTGCTAAGACAGCGGAAGAAACCCAAGAGTATGATGATAACGTAGCGGCATCTAACCGTGGTAAGCGTAGCGGCCTTCTGGCTGAAACAGACTTCTGGGGCATGTCAGACATGACTATGAGTGCTGAAATGACTACCTATCGTCAGGCACTTCGTGATATAACTACACATAGCAACTGGCCCAATCTAGCTGATGGCGACTGGCCTACAAAGCCATAATAGTTCAATTGAACTAAAGGAGAAACAGTATGACTACGACAGTTAACGCAGACACATCCACCGGAGGTGCAATAGTAACAGGCGATGCGTCAGGTAACCTTGGCCTTCAGGCGGATGGTACAACTCTGCTGACACTGTCTGGTGATAAAGCATCCTTCAACAAGGGTGTAACTGAAGAGTATGAGGCCGTAACGTCTACAGGCAATGCCACCACGGTAAACTTGAACAACGCCACTAACTTCAGTCACACCCTGACGGAGAACACAACATTTACCTTCAGCAACCCAGCTTCATCCGGTGAGTCTTCTACCTTTACATTGAAGATTGTACAGGACGCATCAGCTTCAGGGTTCGCGGTAACGTGGCCCACTGCCGTAGATTGGCCTGCTGCCACAGCGCCGACACTCACAGCTACCGCAAGTGCCGTTGATTACTTCGTCTTCATTACGCACGATGGTGGCACTACATGGTATGGGTTTACAGCAGGTCAAGCACTGGGGTAATTAATGTCTAACTCGAAAAAGATTGTCCAAGCCGCTGCTGGTAATGCTGGCGGTGCTGGCCTGAACGTAGAAGAAGTGTTCAGCACTTATTTGTATGATGGTGACGATGGATCAAACAGAGACATAACTAATGGGATTGATCTTTCTACAGAAGGCGGCATGGTTTGGTGGAGGCCAAGAGATAATACTGATGGCTGGGGGTTAATTGATACAGAACGTGGGGCTGGTAAAAACCTTAGAACGCACGGAACATTCTCTGAATACACAGATAATGGACTTATTTCTGCCTTTAACACAGACGGATACAGAATAGGTGGCCCCGGAGGAAGCTATATAAATAGCTCATTAAATAATTATGTTTCTTTTTCATTCCGCAAAGCCCCTAAGTTCTTTACGTGTTTGACCTATACAGGCACGGGAGATACAACAACGCAAACTATATCTCACGACTTGGGTGCGGTTCCTGGGTGCATTATAGTAAAAAGAACCGACAGTTCAGACAGTTGGCGTGTGTATCACAGAGGTGTGGATGTTAACGGTGACAGCCAACCGTGGACTGATATGCTTACTTTAAACACCACAGCCGCAGCGATTGACTACCCTGTTTGGGGTGACACGGCTCCTACCTCAACAGAGTTTACAGTAGGTTATGAAAGTTCAGTCAACGGCTCTGGAGGCACCTACGTAGCCTACCTCTTCGCCCACAACGATGGTGACGGTGATTTCGGCCCTGATGGTGATGCTGATATTATCAAGTGTGGGACTTTCACAACAAGTTCAAGCGCAGAATTTGACGTAGACTTAGGATTTGAGCCTTCTTTTGTTTTAACTAAAAGAACAGACTCGACAGGTAATTGGGATAT